AGCCCGTTTAATATTTCTCTTACTATAAAGGTCAATCCGAGCAACACAACCATAGTATATATCATTCTAATACTCTCAATGCCATTTATAACTCCAGCAATAGAATCGTAAAAATGCTGAGTGAAAAATGTGGTGAACCCATAAGAAACACCATGCAAAACACCAACAATATTAAAGACGACAAAAAACACTAACATTGTTCTCGCGACCAAAGTTAAACCAAATTTAATAACATTGAATAAAGATATTTTATGAGAATAATTTACTTTTTGTATGTTTTTATCATTCATGTCCATTCACCACCCGATAAATCAACGCCGTTATGAAGTACTTTCCCAAGGTGGGTGTCGAGTTTGTTGTTTAAATTCGCTACAGTATTCTCCAATCCCACTAACTTAACAGTTTCTTCGACCATTTTATAATCTCCATAACTGGCGATATCTGCTATGGCAATGTTGTCGTACATTGATATATAGTATTTAGCAAAATCTTGGTAAACAACCGATGACAACCCCTTTATCTCAGATTGGGTAAACTCACGTAGAGTTCTCCCATCTACAAGAATTTCACCTTCATAATTGTTATAAAATCCTGTTATCAACTTAGTAATTGTGGTTTTTCCCGCTCCATTGATTCCTACAAATGAATAACGTTTACCCTTCTCAATTCTAAAAGAAACCCCATCTAGAATGATTTTATTCGTTCCAGGATACTTAAAACGAACATTTTTAAATTCCAGCATATTAAACATCATGTTTTTTTGAGCTTGCGAAATTGAATCTTCATTTCGTAAAGTGAAAAAGTAAATTCTATATTTTTTATTTATTTTTTAAAAAACTAGAATTTAGTCTTGCACAAGAACTTTTATGATACACTCTCTAAATGGGTTACCTGTCTGCCAAGAAAGGAGTCTTATGTCCAAAAATATCCATGGTAATCAAAAACATTTAACTCTTTCCGATCGCTATTACATCGAACAGTCTTTATATGATCATCTTTCATTTCGTTCGATTGCTCGCACTTTGAAAAAAGATCCTTCTACAATATCAAAGGAAATACTGCGCTCTGCTACTTTACACAAGAAATATTATAATCTAAAAAACTCCTGTGTTCACAGCTACCGTTGTTTTGAATTTACAGTATGTGGCGATGGCAATTGTGTCAATACTCGCTGCTACTCATGCTCAAAGTTTGACTGTACCCTTTATTGTTCTCGATACACGCCTAATGATTGCCCTCAACTCAAAAAACCTCCTTACGTATGTAATGGCTGTACTCATATGCCCTCTTGCAAATGTGACCGGAAATACTATCGGGCCAAACATGCACAAAAGTGTTACGACACCCGCATCAGTGACTCTAGAAAAGGCATTAATCTTTCCCCTAGTGAATTAGAAGCTCTCAATAACCTTGTATCGCCTCTAATTAAAAACGGACAACCTCTAAGTCACATTTATGCCACTCATGCTAACGAAATTAATTGTTGTCGCAGAACTCTCTACAATTATCTAGATGCGCGTATTCTTGATGCTAGGAATATCGACTTGCAACGACGTGTTCGCTATAAAAAACGACGTAAAAAGGTTTCTTCAATTAAATCCGAACAAGCATATCGTAGCAAACGTACTTTCAAGGATTTTGAGCGCTTTGTTGAAGCTCATCCAGAAGATAACATCGTAGAGATGGATACCGTAAAAGGAACTCGCGATACTAGCAAATGTTTACTAACTCTCCTTTTTCGCAATTCCTCTTTTATGATTATCATTTTGCTTCCTAGATGTACACAGGACTGTGTAGTTGTTGCTCTTAATAAGCTATGTGATACTCTAGGACTTCGTTTATTCCGTAAAATATTTCATGTTATCCTAACGGATAATGGCCCAGAATTCAAAAGCCCAAATGCTATTGAGCAAACGCCTGATGGAAAACGACGTTCTTATGTTTTCTACTGCGATCCTTATGTTTCAAATCAGAAGGCAAGACTTGAAAAAAATCACGAATATATTCGCTACGTAATTCCAAAAGGACGCAGTATGTATAAGTACACGCAAGAAGATATCAATAGGCTTGCTTGCCACATTAATTCTACTGCTAGAGACTCGCTCAATGGATATACACCTTTTGACTTAGCCGATTTACTTTTAGACAAAAAAGTTCCGATTTTATTAGGACTCTTCAAAGTCTCCCCAGACTCTGTCCTTCTAAAACCAGAACTTCTAGAAAAATAAAAATATGTTTTCGTGCAGACTCGTAATCCACTTACAATCCATGTTTTTATTATAGATGAGTGGAATTTATTTTTGCACAAAACACACCAGTCATCTGTTTGCCATGCAGCAAATCAGATTTCTTAAACGTATTATAGCGCATTTCAAGGGTCTTTCATATAACTCACAATGAAAAAACCCCTTAAAACGTAAAATACGCATTCATTTTACACAAAGCTAGAATTTAGTTTTTCATTTAACCGTACCTGTCATCATTACACTTATTCGTGGCATTATTGTTACTACATTCCACACAAAGAGAAAGACACCAACGGGGGAGCCGCTAGTGCCTTTCAGGGGAGTATAAATAATTAATAAGGGGTTAGTATGAAAAAACAACGGTTTTATGGGCTTCGTGGCATTTTTTGTTGTAAGTGTGTTGTAAGTAGCGACCTGTTTTCACCTATTAATATAGGTCATTATATGTAAATCATGGTAATTTATTTTTTTGAAATAATTAATTCAAGGTTAATTATTTGACCTTTTAGACAATAAAAAAGGGCTACCTCTCGGCAACCCCTCCTATTGCTATAGCTTCTTTGCGTACTCCAACGCAATCCAACCCACACCACTTAGGAGCTTTCCCCAAGTGAAGCCGTTAGCCGTTTTGGTTTCAGTAATGGTGTAGACACCAACAGGGCATTTTTTGTCCATTGCCTTGTAGCTCGTACCTGGACCCGTCCTAATGTTAAGGGTTGTTATGCTAATCTTAACGTTAAATCTGCCTTGGGTCGGTGTGCTTGGCGTTGGTACGCTTGGCGCTGTTGCACTAGGTTTTTTCACAACAATGACTTGTCCCGCATTAATCAAGTTCCTGTTAACAATATTATTCCACGCAACAAGGTCATTAACGGTCACGCCGTATTTTTTAGCAATTGCTGATAGACTGTCACCTTTTTTGACTGTATACTTATCCCCAGTTGCTGGCGCGCTAGGTGCTGGTGCGCCTGGTGTTGTCGCTCCATCAGACGCATCTTGCTTAATATAACGTCTAACTTCAAGAAATTTTTGCCCCGCTGCGTTTTTTTGTTTGATATACGAAGCCATGTTTTTACGTGTTGGCCCGATGCCACTGCCGTGACCGCTTAACTGCCCATTACCTACATACACCTCTACATGATTAACATTTCTTCTCCTGCCATTGCTTGATGGACCACCAAAAAATATCAAATCGCCTGGTAACATGACAGCCTCGTTTGGCATAGTTCCAGTTCCTTGTATCAACTCACCTCTGTCGATTTGCGCGCCCGTATAGCTTCCGATTGCTACGCCTACGGTAGCGTATGCGCCTTGCACGAGAGATGAACAGTCGGAAAAGCCTCTGTCCCATAGTGTGCGTTGAAGTCCTTGCGTGTAACTGTTCTTACCTTCACGGTTCTTTACTTCTGTAGCTACCTTATTTCGTTTTTGTTTGTTTGTCATGATTTCCTCCATTAAAAAAGCACCTTGCTAGGTGCGACTATTGTTCTGTATTTCCTTTGTCTCTAATCTGCACAAAAATCTCTTTTAACTTGGTTGGTAGTGGGATGAACTCGCTTGCGTTTTCTAAAAAGCTAATACCCTCATTTGCAATATAGAACATTATCACAACTTCTCTAATAGGTATGTTATCGCCAATAACTCTACCAATCGTGACGGCTACTCCAACCACTACGAGGATAAGAACCTTTTTAAATAGTCCAAGGAATCCAACCTTACTACTCACCGTTTTTGCTATAACCGCTTTCGTTACCCCTGTCGCATAATCGATAAACATAAGCACTAAAAGAACTTTTAAAAGTGTATCTCCCCCGCCTAAGAACTTCGCCCAAAATCCTCCGAAAAAAGCAATCATGATACTTGCTATGTTAAATAATTTTTCCATTTTCTTTTCCTCTTTTCCTACATGAAAATAAGACCTTGCGGTCTTGTGCTTAACTGCTAGTTGCCAACTGCAATCCATCTAACTATTACGCCCATTGTGGCAGACACGGACTGTGTTATATTAACCCTCACGACCGCGGTTGTTTCTGTTGCTGTTTGTAGTTTTGCCGTTGTTACAGCACCACTGTTATGCTGTGCTGTTACCACCAGACTTGGGGCGGTCGAAAACCCGGTGTAATTTATTGTTACATCAGAAAATAAGCTCCCCGCAGGAATACTCGCGGACGTCACACCACTGCGAACTACAGTCTTACTACCTAGATTGTTTCGGATTGCATCTATCGTGGTCGCGATAGATTTAAAATTCTTCGCTATTACTTTAAGAAGTGTCGGCAAATTGCCACCACTCTTGAGGGGTTCATACCCCCCCTTGTAAAATATCTGCCATATTATTTTCCTCCTATTGTGATATTCTTGGCAATCCACCTTGTAGCATCATCACGGATACTACCGCATCTGTGCCACCTACAACATTTGCGAAGGTTACTGCCTGCTCTGTACTCGACACGACGTGAGTGATGGCTTCCCCGCCTTGAACTCTTGCAACGTGGAGCCGTGCTGTAGACGCCCCATACCCTTGCACTAAATAACTTGCGTGGGTAGCAGTTGTTGTCCCTTGTATCGTAACAATGCAAGCAAAACGTCCGCTCCACACCATCTTTACTGCGCTATTTGGTGGCATTCTATCAACATGCGCAATTCTACCGCCTAGGTTTGTTTCAATGGCTGCTATTGATGCCATAGAGGCTTTAATATTCCGCGCTATTTTTCCGAACAACTCCAATAAGTTGTCATTTTTTCGTATATTAGCCATCTTCTTACTCCTCTCCATCATCAAATGGTATCGGCGTTTCTAGGGTAATTGCAGTGTCTTCAACAGTTTCAACCCTTGCTTTTAGTTCAGCCATTTCATTCAATAATTCTGTAACATCAATATCTTTTAGTCGATTATAGACATTCTCTGCATCATCTGCGGCAGCACTAGCCCTTGCTGTTGCATTATTCGCATCTGTGATTGCATTATTAGCACTTGTAGTTGCCTGTGTCGCTGCTTGAATCGCAGCTAAAACATCAGCCGTAAACATTGCTTGGACATCTTCTGTCGCAAGGTTTATATTCTCAACCATATCTTCATAGGTTGCCATACGCTTTACTATGCCTGGTACAAAACATAAATATACAGATTGTCCTGACTCCGTATCAGGGTCGCCACTTGTCACAACTGCCCATTCAGCAGATACCATTCTATCGGGACTAAAGTCCTCAAACTTTCCTTTTCTGTTTTGTAAAGCCATATTCTCCTCCTAGTCTGATATCCGTCCCGCTAACATCTCAGTGATTGCACCAATGTGTTTTAGTACACCTTTATCTAAAACAATCATCGTTTCTCTTTCATTCGAATTGATTAGACTTCCATCTTCTCCTATTGTTGAGTAGGTGTAAGAAATTCTTTCTCCCTCCGATGTTGTGTGATGTGTAAAACTCGTTATTTTTTTTATCATAGTCCAAGCTCCTTTTCATATTCCTCTAAATACTCGTTTGCTATTTCCTCTATATTGCCTTGATTTATTATCGGGATATCAGAAAAATCTTGCTCATCAGGGATGTCTATCTTTTCCATTCTATCCATTTCATAACCCTTTTGCTTTGCACTTATTACCCAATCAAATGTTGCTCCAGCCTCACCATATACGACAAAATAACCATCTTCTTTTTTTGCATAACCAACGTTTCTATCGCTTGTTTGTGTTAGCTGTATGTAATATTCATGTTTCGCTTCGATAGTATCTGCAAAAATAGGGTCTAGGAAAATAAAGCACTCGCCGTTTTTATCCATGATGCCACTTCCATAATCTTGAAAAAATGCCCCTGTTGACTCTACGGCATTCATTCCCACATACCCACTTGATGTGCCAACGACACGGTTTTTTGCTCCCGTAGTCGAAAAAGCGCCATCTACAATTAACCCTCCAACAATAGCCGCACTGTTGCCAAGACCAATAATTCGAGTAGTATCATGCCCCAGAAACAACGAACCAGAAATGCGTACAGTTTCTTCAAAAACATGTCTTTCATTGTATCCCTCATAATTTAGTCCATTATTGATAATATATCGAATTGCTAAGGCATTACCTGATGTTCTACCAGTGCTAAGAGCTAGATAATCAGCATCGCTACTCATTGAAAAACCTCTTTTGTTACTATTTGCATATCCCATTGACCCCATCTGTCCTACTAGGCTCTCATTATGGTAAGCATAAACACGCCCATTGATTAGCGTAAGTCCATGTTCCCCATCTCTATTTCGCAGCGTTCCGTTAATGTCTGCTCTTGTTGCCTCTATACCATTTCTATCCCATTTACCTATTTGACCTCCGTTTGCATCAAGAATTTTCATAGCCCCGTAAGCGTCATTTGAACCGCCAAGCGTTAGCGTTCCACCTCTCGCCCAATCAAAGTTGATACCAATTGCCGACAGGACATTGACTAGTACATTCCCCGAACTATCAATGCCAGCATTCCATGTCTTACCGCCATCTGTAGAGACTGCAAAAGCGTCAGCGGTCATTTTCCATACCGTATCACTATCTTTTAGTAGGGGCTTATTGTGCATATAGTAAATCACCGAACCATCATCTAGCGTTTCTTCGCTTTTGTGCAAGCCGAATGACTGTGTTATCAAATTTGTTAATTGTTGCATTTCCAAGTCGTAAGCAGATAGCATTCGCTCAGTATTTTTCCTAGCTTGAACTATCGCCTTTGTCATTGCACTGTTTCTATCAGCACTATTTCTTACTGCGCTCATGGCATCACAACTAACACTTGCATAACTACCAATCGTGTAATCAATATTCGTTAAAAGACAATGTACCGCTCTGCCTTTTCTATCAACAACATAAGCATTGTCTCCTGCTTCCATTGCGGGATTTCCGAGAATACTTATTTTTAACGGCCTAAATCGCATACCAACAATTTTATTTTTTAAATGATTTGCCACACTTGAAGCTGTAGTCTCCGTGATAAATTCGTTGTTAGTAATTGAAATGATATATCCATCTTCACCCGCCAGCACCGAATACGGTTCTTCCCCGTTTGTACTCTCGATTTGTATTCCAGTCAAGACAACATCTTCGATATCAATGTTATTGTTGGTATAAGACACTATAGTCCAAAACCTACCCATATCAATGAAATCACCAGCGTTAAATTCAAAACCTAAATTCCATGGGTTAAATGAACCACCATCTGCAATATCTCCGTCATGATAAGAGGTGTTACCCTCTATGAAATCAAACGTTCCACCATCCAGCCCTGCACCATTAACAATTTCCTCATACCAAACTATTTCCAACTGTCCTAAAGGATTACACCTCGCAAAAGCCCCCTCGATTTGAGCAATGAACCCTACTGCATCTAGAAAAGTTGCTTGTTCCCCAACACCTCTAATCATGTAATTTTTCATTTCAAGATTGTTAGTTGCGAGATTTACGCCACAATAACTACATATATGTCTCAGTAATTCGTCAAGCGTTGTAGGCGCATTTAAAAACCCATCAGGAATATTTTTAGCGAATAAATGCAAATTGTCATAACAAGTTAGCGTTACAATGCCGTTATGGATTTTCGCATCGCTAACTATATAAGTACCTTTTCTTATCCACTCTGTACCCGATGATAGTCCAAGCCCAACATAAGCGATAACCGTTGCGCCCTCAAATAAGTAATCTGTGAATTGGTCGTTATAATTTTGCAAAAGTAATGTGTACTTGCCTATAATTGTTGCCCCAATATCAAAACTCCCAATACTAGTAGTCCCGCTAGAAAATTGCGCTCCACCTTGCATAATTCGGTCTGAATTAACAGTTATTTGCCAATCACTATTACCGTGAGGACTGATTATCTGCGCTCTGTTCAGAAATCTCCTATTATCATTGATTACTGCTTTTTCCCATTCAGCACTTACGTTTAACATTCTTTACCTCTCTATTATGTCAAAACTTACACTCTCATATAACCTTCCACCTACAACCCATTGCTTGACAGGCGCAGACCTATCACCAACATAAAACTCCTTTGTAACTAACCTGTTGTGCTTAGGGTCGCTGTACCTAACATAAATATATTCGGGGTCAAACAGTTGCAATATAGTTGACACTACATCTGGTTTCTTAGTCATCCACACTAAAGACCATTTTACTTTTTGCCCTATTCTGTTCTTATGCATTTTTGTATCATCGGTACGTCCACTATCCGCCGCTGAAACATCTTGCAGTCCCCAATCCATAGAACTTGGCGTTGGACATTCAACTAAATTCGTAGGTGATGTACCTACCCATATCATAGCCATATAACAAATCTCCTTTAACAAAAAGGGGAAGCATTTACGCTTCACCCTTAAGCAAATTCTGGTATTAGTATTCCTCGCTCTATCAAACGCTCCCTGCCATTGTGAACGCTTCTAGCCAATTCTTCACCATCAATAATCAACGGTATCTCAATAGTTTCATTACCTCTTTGTTGTCCATGTTGCATGGCCATCATAACGTCTACCATAGCATCACTTACACCATGCTTAATACCACTAACAATTTGGTTGTTATTAGCAACAACGTTTCGATTACCCATTTTACCAACCATCTCGGGGCCCGCTTCATTTGCAACGAATAATTCTCCCATGTTAGGAAAACCACCTTTTGCATACCAACTAACCCCTTTAAAAGCAGGGATATTAAATTTTATGCCAGCAAAGGTTTTCTCTTCTGAACTAAAATTCAGCCGTGGCAATGGTATTTTTAGTGACCTAAAACCAGTGATAAAACCAGAAATGACATTTCGCCCTCTTTGCCACAAACTACCAATAGAAGTACTTATACTAGCGCCTAACTTCGCAACAATGCTTGTAAAAGAAGCCCCATTGTTATAACCTGCTTTCAATCCTGTAATAATTTCCGTACCTCGGCTTCTTACTGTCGCGGATACATTACCTATTCTAGTCTTTATGGTTTCCCTGAGGTTTGAAACGGTACTAAGCAGTCCGCTTTCTCTAACAGCATTGTACCCATCTCTCATACCGTTTATGATTTCTCTACCACGGCTAGTTACAGAACTCTTCACATCACCAATACGGTCCTTAACGGTACTCCTAAGCTTTGAAACGGTACTAAGCAGTCCGCTTTCTCTTATTGCATCATAACCAGATTTCATACCATCAATAATTTCTCTGCCTCGACCAGTAACAGCACTCTTCACATCGCCTATACGGTCTTTAACGAAACCACCAATCTTAGAAACTGCTTGCCCTAGCTTTGATTCTCTTACTGATTCCCAACCATTTTTTATACCCTCAATAGCATCAGAGCCTTTTTCTTTCAACCAGTTTTTTGCATTGCCTAGTGCATTTTTGATTTTGCCTGGTAGTTCTTTAAAGAATGTTAATATCGTACCTAACTTATCTTTTAATCCTCCGAACAATCCACTCATGATGAATCCACCTTGTTCAGCCATAACGGTTGATGGTGAATTAATGCCAAATGCTGATTTGAAACCATTTATAATTGGCTTGAATATATTGTCATATACCCACTTGGCAATGCCAACAAGTGCATCCCAAATACCTTTAAGTATTCCAGCAACTACATTACCGCCACATTCCTCAGTTTTATCCTGAAAATACTTGCCTATGCCCTTGAACGCATCGCCCAATAATCCACCAAGAAATGCGGCCAATCCTCCAAGTGCTGCCCCTATAGCTTTAAATAATGACTGAGCAACACCTTTCCAATCAATATTTACAAGAAAATCTTTTACTGATTCACCTACAGCTTTCCAGTCCGTTTTCTCTATAGCAGTTCCAATCATATCAAGGAATCCTATCACGCCACTTGAAAGCGTCTTGCCAGCTTTCGCCCAATCAATCTTTTTAACAGCACCGTTGATAGACTCAGCTATCGCTTTACCAGCTTTTTTCCAGTCGAATTTCGTAACTGCTGTATAGAAAAAGTCAATCACAGTATTAACAGCTTGCCCAAATGTCGTTCCTACTTTATCCCACTTTACAGTCGCAATTGCGGTATTAAGATAGTCAACAATTCCCTTTGCGGTTTTGGTTGATGTTGACCTTATCAAATTCCAGTCAAGATTGTTCATGAATCCATTTATGCCATCACCAAGAGCCTTACCTGCTTTATCCCATTTGAAGTTTGTAACAAACGTGTTCACCATGCCAAAAACTGTATTAATGCCTTTTGCAAAAGTTGCACCCACAAGTTCCCAATCTGTCTCCTCGATAAATCCATTTAAAAAAGTAGCAACGCTTTTTGCCACCTTGTTTAGAGTTTTTTGAATTTTATCCCAAGGGATATTTTTCAATGCATCATTAAGCTTGGCACCTACAATTTTTCCAATTTCTGTAAAATCTGCGGTTTTCCATGCTTCTTTAATCTTATCTGCAAACTCTTTTATTTTTGAATCAACTGGAACATCTTTAAACATATCATTGGCACTAACTCCACCGCCGCCTGTTCCACCACCACTACCTCCTCCACCAGTGTCTCCACTGCCTGAATTATCGCTTAGTGCATTGATTTGGTCGAAGCCTAGCAGTGTCTTTTTCAATTCCTTTGCTTGCTTATTCGCTCCCGCTGCATTAGCACCAACGCTTCCTAGTCCAGCAGCATAATTTTCTGTCACTGGTGTCGCCTTGGTGAACATAGATTGCCCTGTTAATGCTGCAAAAAACATACCTATTGCTGTGGTTGCCTTTGATAACATATTGATTAATGTAGTCAAAATAGGTGCAACTACATTCAATATTGGTGCAAATGCTGTAGCAAAACTATTCTTTAACTGCGTCAAGGCAGATTTAATCATAGAGATATTATTATTGAAAGAATTAGAATATTGGGCTAAGTTATCAACCCCAACTTTAAATCCTTGAATAATACCCATTATCGCCATGTTTACAAGTTTTCTAACCATTGCCATTTTGAGCATTTGACCTAGTGAAAATTTCAAATTTCCAGTAAATTTTTTTAAAGCTTGCGACCCTGCGCCACCAAGTTTTTTGAACAACCCACTCACTGTAGAACTTGCCTTTTTTGCTACACCCTCAACTGCTTTTAGTCCTTTACCTAGAGTTGTTGCAACACCACTAACAGCTTTAAAACCCTTGCCCATACCCTCAACTGTAGCGACAACACCATCCACAGTTGATTTAAAGCCATTCGCTATTTTTGATGTTCTTGATATACTATTCTGAAAGCCTTCTTGTTTTTCTCTTGCGATATCAAGTTTTCCAGCTGCCAACTCTAGCTGATATATTAGACCTTGGTACGTTTGGGAATTTACATTTCCACCAGTTGCTAAAAACTTCCGTTCAGCTTCTTGTGCATTTCTATACTTTGCTTCTAACTTTGCCAACTCACTACTGATTTCGTCAAAACTCACCTTGTCCATATCGATATCAAAATCAACTAATGACTCACTAAGTATTCTTTTCGCTTGTGCACTTAATTCTGTCAGCTGGTTAATAACAGTACCTGTATCGACTTTAGGTGTTACCTCTGATGCAAGCATTGTCTTTACTCTAGGAACTGTTCTTGCAACCTCTGGTGACTTCGAGAACGTTTGAGACGGATTGTACTCTGCCTCTTTCCTGTCAAACAAATCCATAGTATCCCTATAACTTTTGTTATCAATTTCTCTCAACTTGCTTTTCAGCACATCAAGATAATTTATTGTTTTAGCTATATTTCGTTGCAACTTTAAATATGATGCACTGGTTCTGTTCCCTCCTACATCATGAGTTTCTCTTTCCTTTTCGTTAAAATTAGCCTTAGCTTTTTCCACTTTCTGAATTTCTTTTAAAAGTTGGTCGTAAGTTCCTTCAAAGGTGAGGTCTTTGCCAACATCTTTAAAACCCTCTTTTAATGATGCTGTGATAGCATCTAAATCTTTCTTATTCTTTTTTAATCCGCTAGTATCCACGCCTAGCTTCGTGCTTTTTGCCTGATTACCTACATCACCTACTTTTTTTCCTAAATCCTCAATTACGGTGGCAGAACCCTTAAAATTGTCAAAATCAATGCCTGAAAGCACCTTGTCAAGATTGCCTAGCTTAGAAACAAGTACATCTAACTCTTTATTCGCTTTTGATGCTTGCGATTCAACGACAAGTTCTAGTCTATCTATTTCGGTGCCCATCGTTCCACCTCCTTACTTCATTTCCGACTCTTTTAACCCCTTTTGACCCAATGCAGATGCTAATGCTTGCATCTCGGCTACTGCCAACTTCTCGTTTCTCTCAGGGTCTTTCAAATCCTTACTTGCATCACCATCAAAAAATGGCATTGGTTCTTTAGGATAGTTGTTTCTAGTATCATTCGCTGCTGCCACTGCAAACACATTATAAAAGCCCTGTATATATGCTTGAGTGTTGAGCAAATTATTTTCTCTAACCACTCTCTGCCTGTACTCCTCTTGATAGATGTTGAGTATCTTAGGATTGAGTTTCCAAAATGTCTCGTATGGAATCCCATATCTGATTGCAGACGGTAGCCAGACCTCATATATCGTTTCAGTAAACGACTTTATTTTTTGTCGCTTTCCTATTCCTTGTCCTCTGTCTCTGGTATTTCTTCCAATACTTCTTTGCTCGACTTCGCTTTTTTGTCCATCTTGTCCAGTCCGAGCATCTTCTTGAAAAAATCACTTTCACCCATTACTTTCATAAAAACATTATTGATATCAATAATATTTCCACCGCCCATGATGTGTTGCTCAATAAGCCTTGTTGCCTCTTGCTTATCTACTTCTTTAACCACCGCGACGAATGCTATGGCTAATATCATAATTTGTCTTTTTGATAATGCCTCCGCAATTGAAACCTCTGTTATTTCTTCCATGTAAGCCATTTCTGTAAAGCCTAATTTTGGTACTGGTAATTTTTCATTGTTGATTGTAATTGTCATTTTCATCTCTCCTTATTTTTGAATATCAAAATAGCGGAGCACTTAGCCCCGCCATCCTTTTAACTGTTTGCTGTTACTGTAAATTCTAATTTGTCTGCCTCTGCCTCACTACCCGTAACTGCAACCTTATAAGTTTTAGTTAGGTTCTGAGGAACGGAATTTGGTACGATTGCTACGGTCATTCCAAGTATTTCATCATTTCCACCAATATCATTTGGTTTTCCTGATACTTGCGCTTCATATCCAAAAATGCCCTCACTACCTTTTCCGTCTGTTCCATACAAGTGCAAGATGTCAACACGCTTACCAGCAAGCGCATCAACCCTGTCAATAAAAATCAAATCATAGTTGCCTTCTGCGTTAATCAATCCAGATTGGCGAATACCCATTTCAAAAGTCTGAACGTCATCTTCCAAAGTTGTTGATTCAACCGTGTTAGGGTCTTGCATCGGAGATGGGATTGATTTAGCTTTTAAAAGCAATGTGTACTTACCCGCCCACGTTTTAACGGTGTCTTTGTGTTCCCTTACAATAATTCTACTTTTTAACCCAGTTGCCATTTTGAATACCTCTCTTTTCTTTTACTTGTTTATAGTTCATCTCCACTACTTATAGTTCTTCTATATCTAGCAAGGATTCTTTTAACTTTTGTGTCTGCGACATTTTTGACCTCAGAACCTCCAGCCGTCCGATGATAACCCATCTTTCTCATCTCATCATTTGCACGAGCGATAATAAGCCTTGATTCACTAACTGATGCCAACGAATAGGCTTGTAGTTCAATGTCTGATATAACTGCGTTCTCGCCGTTTTCAAAATCTTCTCCTGTGCTTCGGTTATTAAGTTGGTTAACACTTAAAAATGGAAATTTTGAGGGACTGGAATCTGCCATAACTGTTCCAGTGTGAGGACATATATCTTTAACAGCAATTCCTAATCTAGTGTTTACTTTTGATAGAACATCAATCACTGCTAAATACCTCCCTTGCCACTTCTGCTACTATTTCAGCCAGTTTAATGCCTGTTTGATACATGAATGGTCTTGACGGCATACCCTTTGTGTAATGCCATTCACCGTCCTTGTAATAACTCCACCCAGCGTCACCGTGATTGTTAGTGTCATACTTCCAATTGCCAATGCTCGTATCAGGGTGTGGATTTTCACTGCCTATAACACCAGTTCCAAATTCAACATATTTCGCCCATTCGCAATCCGTGTAAATAATCCAACTTGCACCGTCTGTAATGACATTGCCAGCTTCAAAGTCAATGCTATTCAGCAATTCACTAGAAAACACAGCATCAAATCCAGCTATGTTGAGTTCGGCAATTTCAACGCCTCGAAGAACTAACGTCTCGGCAAACTCGTTGACCTTTAACGTAAATTCCTCTTTGTATTCCTCTAGCTGTTTTTTGGCATTTCTCACTTCTCTAACAGACAATCCGAATGAAATTGTTTTAGCCATTTGCGTTATTCCTCGCTATCGCCTTAATTGGAATGACTATAGAGGTCAAGCCTCTTGCTGGTCTACCTGATACACGATAAACGGCATCTGTTGGTTCTGCTGTTTCATCTTCTAGCACTTTCGGCTTTCTATCCCATATCAATGAAAATTCATCAATCGGATTGGACATATCCGTTGTACTGATAGAACGTGTAAAATCAGCACTTATTCCAAACACTTCATTCTGTGAATAACCACGTCCAGCCGATGTATTCGCTTTGAACTTTTTAGGGATAGAATAAACCGACTGAAACTCTCCTGTCTCAATCGGCACCTGTTCATCATCCACGTCCATGTAGACAATGTTTCCGTCCTTGTCCGTCTTATATATTGGCATTTCACCCTCATAAAGTGCATACCACAATTCTCTTTTGTTTCTCTTTAAACTTCTCATTTTTAGCACCAACCCTCCGCCAAATACAGTGCTACCCTGCGGAATAAATCCACGCACAAACTTCTTTATAATACCGTTCCAAATGGAGTGACTTGGTTTAATATAGAATTCCTATTAGCCCATGTTCTACTTATCCCATTTTCAGCATGTATTCGTTCGCCCTCTGCACCTATCTGATTGAAATCATATAGAGTCAAACTTTTAATAAGTGAATACATACTTTCCATATCTTTTAAAACAAATTCCTCATCATGATGACTTTGATAATTTCTCGCCCTCTTAATGTCTCTGTAAGCACTTGTCACTTTAACTTCAAGTAATCTCACATCACTTTCGGAAGATGAGTCAAAGTCAGAACCACTCGCTACAAGTTCAACTATCAATTCTTTTTTGATTTCATCGATTAAAGTTTCCATGCCTATATGCTCCCATTCTGCTTATCAAGAAATTCATTGATAATGTCAGCCTTTTTTGTAGCCGTTACGTCATAGCCTAAACTATCAGCGAGAGCCTTTATTTCCGATACTGTCATATCTTCTAGGCTCTCTGCTGTATGTGTTGCGGTAGACTCACTAGGATGCTCTACCGCAATCGTAGTTGGCTGAACTGGCAAGCTATGACTGCTTACGGGTTTACACTCACTCGCTTTGCAAAATCTGCATCTGTCGGCATATCTACAGATAAATCTTCAATCTTAGCCGAACACCATTCTGGACCATGGTCTAAACCGATTTGTCCAAATATTTGGTACCGTGCACCTGCCCCAACTTTTGCAAGTTCTTCAAGGAAGAAGTTACCTTTATCTGGTGTAGGCTGTTCAACTGGTCTAATCAATGACGCATCAAACAATACAGCTGTTCCAGCTGGTAAATAGATAAGTGGTGCAATATCAATGCTACCTAGTGGAGTTAGAACCGTTAATACGTTGATTCCGTTAAGAGTTCTACCAGAATCTACGATTGTTAAGCCGTTTGCCACTGCGTCTGCATTTAACTGCATTTGATTTACTGCATCGACACCAAGGATAATGTTAGCTGTACTAGCATTTGCCTTGCGGATTTTATCCAGTGCTGCACATACCATCATGAAAGTAAGTGGCTTTCCACTAGCATCAACTACATTAGTTGTAATAGCTGGTAAAAGCCCTCTTGTTTGATTTACCTGTGTATCATTAGCTGCCTTATTGTACACACCATTCAAGAATGAATACTCAATGTCCTGTGCGATTTCAGCCATCTTAGCAGCGATTTGAAAACTTAACTCCTCCGCTGGATTAGCTACTTGATTCGCCACATTGATGCCACTCATTGTCCCCATGTTTGACATCTTGCCATAAGAAACACCAACAGTTTTTTGATGGATTTGTGTTACGTTCGATTTTTGGTCTCTTACAATAACCGCTGCATCAGGAGCAATCAAAGATGCCTCCTCTGAAATGCTAGGCTGTGCGCCCCCACCTGTTGCGTACTCAATCGCCGTTGCAAATTCAACATGATTTGTAATCATTCTGCTTGCACCGATTAATGTTGAAAATGGGGTTAGTGTATTCCCCTTGTTAAATAAAACACCACTAAAATTTGGAGTGTTACCACTCATTGCATATACATCTGCCATTTTTCAATTCTCCCTTTTCTTATTTTGCTTGCGCCTCCTCTAGTGCTGCTAGAATTGCTCCTTGTGCATTACCAGCTTCTAACGCTGCTACTTGTTTTTTGTTGTAATCTACGGTTTGACTACCATTACCAGCTGGAGGTGTCCCCATGTTCTTCATAAGTTCAGCCTCAACAGTTTTCTTGATGCCCTCTTGATGTTGCTTTGTTAAAGCGAATACCGTTTCTGTATCGCCATCAGCCATAGCTGTTGCAATTTTACTTGCTGATTCTTCTGAATATCCCATACCAAGGTATTCACCTCTGAATTTTGTTATCTTGTTTTCCTGCTCAAGTTGCTGAACTTTCATTTCAAGGGATTCCTTGTAATCCTTGTCCTCAGCAGCTAAACGTTCTTGTTCACTCATCGCTTCACGCAATCGCCTCTTATAGTCTGCTGCCTCTGAACACGTTTTATCTAAAAGCGATTTCGGAACAAGTCCATCAAGTCTTTTCTCATCAACAACACTCACTGTTTCAAGAGCCTCATTGATTTCATCAAGTGTCATACTTTCTTTGTAAGCATCACCTAGTAAAGTTTTTAAATCTGCCATGTTATTTCCTCCTTGTGATTTAGGACTTCTCTGTCTCTATTTTTCTGTTTTTAAGACTTATTCTTGTCTTTTGTGGTTTAAGACTTCTCTGTCTGTATAAAAAAAGAGCCTTTCAACCCTTTAATTCCATTTATTCATCACTTGTTGATACTTTTTGTGTATCCACTTGTACAACTGTAGGCTCATCACCTTGTCCCTTTCCACTAAAGAACTTCTCATCTATGCGCTCTTGTGAATCAATCGCAACTTGCTGTGGGTCTGTAAACAATCCAACAACCTCAATAGCCCTCAGTGCATCAATACCAACATTAATCAATGTCGCAAGTGAATTACATTTTGTAGCCAAGTCATAAGTGCGTGACCGTGAAAATCTAATATCCAAATCAGATATTGAAATTTCAGCAAGAGATGGGTCAACATCTGTACTTTTCTTCAATATCCGTAAAATAACTAGTGTTTCTTGCCTAGCAGATGCCGTAAAAATTTGTTCTTTCTCCTTTGCATCCGTCTCTGCCGACATCCAACCAGTGGACATATTCGTTGCACTGCCTGTACTGCCACCTGATAATTCGGAACGGCTCGGAGTATTCGTAATATCAAGTATCTGCTGTTTCATATAATCAACGACTGTTTGATTCTCGGATTGATTCATTTTGCTTTCAAGATACTTCAATATCGCTTGCTGTCCTTGTGGTGACTTCGTAAGCACAATACCATTCGTGTGCAATGAAGCTTTTTGTGTCTCATCAAAAGAAACATTGTCACCCCAAAGCAGATTTTGCACATTTTGAGCAATATCATTAACCCTATCCGAGTTAACAGTATTAAGCCCATCCATAAGTGGGACAACTCGCTCAAAGCACCCCATACGGTCGTAGTCGTTAATATACTCAATGATAGGAATCATTTTTAACATATTAATTTCTTCGTCTATGATTTCCCCATCAGGCATTGCCCATCCACTTGTTTTTATTTTGCAATACAATTCATCTGTATAGCACCCAAACAACACACTGCCATCTTCATGAACAGCATACGAAACAGCCAACATTGGACGCTTGAATGCGTCATTGCTATACACGACAAATGCTGTCATTGGATTTAGCACCAAATAATCAAATACCGATGTATTGACTACATTTTTCTTAGGGAAAATCAATCTGTACCCAACGCCACAAGTTTTAATATACCGTGCCAGTTCAATATCTTTCGCTGACTTTGATTCCTCAACCATCATTTCATTTAACGCTGAAATCCTAAAATCATCATCGTTTGGCAATTTCTCCCCAGCATTATCAACACCCTTGCGCGCCCTTTGCACATAAGTAACCGGTGAGCCAAATTCATAACCAAGTTTGAAGCTTAATATTTCAGCAGCCATGTTATCAACAATTTTCTCGTTGATGTCATCTCGAACTTTCTTAACTCGGTCAAGGATAGGTTGCTCTCCCTTTGCGTAATTCAACAAGTATTCAATCTGCTTGCTATTTGCTTGATGGTCCGTAAGCACCTTATTCAAAACTTCCAATATGTTGTTTTTATCAATCTTCGCAACATCAGTAAATAATTGCTTTCGCCCAAATAACGCCATATCTGTCCTACCTTGCTTAATTTTTTACATGAAAAAGGAGCGCACCAGCTTTCGCCTACGCTCCCCAATCAAGGAGGTTGTGCCTGAATGACAATATCAACCAATATCACTATATCACGGAAACACGTCCCCCATTTACGCACATTTTATCAAATCGCCCACGCCTCACGTTTCGTCTTTTCAATGTCTAAAAGGTAAAAGAAGTATCTGCGTATATCATACAATGTTGTTGCACTGCATGGCATATCCTCAACCATAAGTAAATACCTTACGGGTAAATCATAGCAAACCGATTTTATAATATACTCGTGTAAATCCCCACTTGCCTGCTTTGCAATCTTCTCAATCAAATCACAGCGACAACTATAGACGGTCCTTTTAATTGCCAAATTTTCTGTTGCATTGTTCAGCGGGTCTCTTGACATCGGCATATCAGTAATCACCTTTGATTTGACTGTATTCGTCTCACTTGCAAGATACCGTTTCCATTCAGGGTATTGCTCACAAAAGGACCTTAGTTCCACATATCGCTTTTTGCTAATTCCATATTTATCTAGCTTTATATCTCGCTTTCTCAAACAATAACCTCCCCTTATCCGTACAATACTGACCTACTCATCACCTGAACGCTTGCTACGCCGTTAGTCTCTCTTACTGCCAGCATTGACACCATATCCGGTGCATCATCATTCGCATTTTTGCCAAGTTGACTATACCCACACAAATGGCTCATGAATACACCGTAATCTGATTTTGGTTCATAGCAACTAGCATCTTTGAATATAACGTGTTCAATAACCCATGGGCTATTAACAATAATTCGTGTTTCTTTATTTGAGGTGGTATATTTTTTTTCGATACTACAAACCCCACCACGCTCTTTCACTTTGTCTTGTAAAACGTCACCAGTTCGCACACCCTCTTTGTTGCTCTCCACTTGGCAAATCTGTGTATTGTTCCTAGCCAAGCAGTCTGCATTGAAATCATCTAGCAAATATGGGTCAATATTCTTAAATACAACATCATGTAAATAGTAATCGCTTCCGTACTGATAGAAAATACCAAGGGCATTATAATCGGTACCAGAGCCTTTCGGGTCAAGGATACCTATAATCGCATCAGGCTCACGCTCTGGTGGTAACACATCAAAGTATCTACGCAATACATCAGGGTCATACAATAGGCCCTCACGCTCAATTGGCTCATTCTTGTACAAGCACCGATATGTAACATCGTCTAGCGTCTTTTCGATGTCCTCAAAGTATGCTTCATCAAATCCAACGCCATAACGATAATTGAAATTGCTCTTGTTGGTTTCAGGGTTGATGTCTGGTACCGACACGAAACGGCAACGCTCATCACTAGCGTAAATCGTTTTAATGCGTCCGATAACGTCCCAAACGCTCCAACGTGTCGCAATGTGTAATTCCTTACACCGTTTACCACCTTTACCCATCTTCTTGCGAGTTTTCAAGTCTGTGCTGTACATCGTAAACAATTTATCAAGTCGAACTTTCGACAAAGCCTCCTCAATACCAGAGCACAAGTCATCACAATACAAAATACCCTCAGCGCGAGTAACACCAGTTTGAGATGCACCCAATGCTCTGCAAGTTAAGCTCTTAAACGGCTTGAACTTGCCAAGGTTTATAGTTTCCTCTCTAGCATTAACAGCTTCGACTTGCACATCAGGGAATATCTCACGCCATGTATATTCAGCTATTTGCCCTTTCTTAACATTCGCCCCGATTATGTTATTCACCACGTCATAAACCATTCGTGTGACGTGTCCTGAATGTGACGAAAACAAATTACACACATCAGGGTACCAGCCCATATACAACGCTATAAACATTTCGCCCAGCGTGGTCTTGCCTACGCCTGGTGGCATTGAAATGCTTAGCACATCTAAGTTATCATCTAGCAAATCCTGCAAATCTTGTATCAAGCCAATTCCCAAAAACTCTTTACGCCTTGGTTGATAAAATCTATCTTCTGCATCCCTATTCTTCTCAAGATACAACAACGCACTATCAAGCACTTGATGCTGCGCCTCGAATAACACTGCTCGCCAATACAAATCTAGTAATTCCTCAGTATGTGGCAACGTAGGAATATGTTTTTTGATAAAACCAGTAATATTCAAGCTATAATACAAGTCTGCTTCATCTTCGCTGTAGATATTCATAGCCATGTTCAAGAGGTTATTCAAATGCTTGTATTCAGTTAAATCACTCTTTTTAATCGCATCAATGATTAACTTATTCTTCGCTGATACAGCCACTTAAAACCCTCCAATCGCCTTATCACTTGCCCCAAACAAATATTGTATTCACAACTAGCAGAAACGCTATAAATCCAAATACAACCTCATCACGGACATTAGTATCCTCTTGCATTGCCATGTATGCAAACAAAAGAATGAATATCACGTTTGCTACTGTCGTTATGATTTGTATTGCCATTTTGTTACCTCCCTAAAAGCCTTTTTATTTTTCGGAAAAAATTTTTGAAGATTGATAAATGCCTTTTCGCTTTATTCTTCCCTCGTTGCATTGCGTGTAGCCCCTTTTGAAAAATTATAGACACTGCCATTCAATCCATTAATTGCAATATCTCTACCAGTCACCGACAAATATATGTGACCCTCTGCTAATCCCTTACCTTTGTTCTTGCTAACTCCCTCGTATCTCGTTTGCTTGATTGGTTGAAAGTACCCCATAGGCTAAGACCCCTTTTTGATTTTTGGATTGCGTGAGGGGGTAAGTAGTAGCCGTGGGGGGATTACCCATAGACCCCCATACCCCTCTTGAGTTTTCTCCATCAATCTCTTTCTGCTATCTTTGCTATTTTTACATCTATACGACAAACACTGATTTGTTTAATACATCAACCACTATATATTGTGGGGGTGGTATATATAGCCCCACATATAGTTTTACGTTTCGAATTGTCTGATAACTATACTAAATTGTGTCTAAATTGCAGTGGTTTCTATTAGCGGAATGTCATAATCCTGAGCGATTTGCTCGGCTGACTTCTCGATGCGGTGCGTGTGGATTACCTCCTGCTTGTTCTCTTGCCACCCCAATTGCGCCTTTGAGTAGTACATAACACCAACATTGTTACCAGCAACTCCATCTTCTACACTGCTCACCATGTCACCATGCCATTTTTTCAACAACTCTGAACGCGATATATTCAACTCCTCGCTATAATCATCTCTAGTAGCACCCTTTAACCAACTATAAAAAGTATCTTGAGTAATACCAATCAGTACGCAGTACCTAGAGATAGTAACTAATTGTCTATACTTACCACATAAATAAATATATATATCCCAAAGTCTGTTAAGTAATACTAAATCTACTAATTGGTCTTTAGTAATATTAATATTAATAGATATATATTTAATCATTCCACCAAATGAGTAAGAGTTATTTATATGCTCTGGCTTGATTAACTCTTTAGATAT